AATTTTCCTGTGGATAACTTTATTTTTTTTTCTTGACACAAGATGTAGTAGGTCGGATAGAGGTACCATACCAGATCTTGTGCCCTCCCGGGCCCACCCACCCCCACCCCGGAAACTGTCAGATAGGGATCCTAGTATGTCGTATATAGTTTGATTTGGACGTAAATATGAGTTATAATCGTTTTCACTTTGACTAAAATAAAAAGGTGCAAAATTTTTTAAAAAATTTTTTCAAATGCTAACCCCAGAACAATTAAATAATTTACCTGAAGATACTAAAAAAGAATACCTACGCACAATGGTATTACTTGATGAAAAGAAAAAAGAACAAGAGATCCGCGACGACTTCTTAAGTTTTGTTAAACACATGTGGCCAGGATTTATAGAAGGTGAGCACCATAAAATTATGGCAGAAAAATTTAATCGAGTGGCTAAAGGTGATTTAAAAAGATTAATTATTAATATGGCGCCACGTCATACTAAATCAGAATTTGCATCTAACTTTTTACCAGCATGGATGATTGGTAATCAACCTGATCTAAAAATAATTCAAGCGACTAATAATGCAGAACTTGCAGTACGCTTTGGTCGTAAAGCTAAATCATTAATTGACACAGAAGATTATCAAAAAATATTTGGCACCAGACTGCGCGAAGATTCTAAAGCTGCAGGTAAATGGGAAACTGATCAAGGTGGCGAATACTATGCTGCCGGTGTCGGCGGTTCGATAACCGGTCGTGGTGCTGACTTGTTAATTATTGACGATCCTCACTCGGAACAAGATGCAATGAATATGGCATCCTATGACAGGGTATATGAGTGGTATACTTCGGGTCCTCGGCAAAGACTGCAACCTGGTGGCAGAATAATTGTGGTGATGACACGTTGGAATGTTGCTGACTTAACAGGTAAATTAATGAAAGCGCAAAAAGAACCAAAAGCAGACCAATGGGAAGTGATAGAGTTCCCAGCAATCTTGCCAAGCGGTAATCCGGTTTGGCCGGGCTATTGGAAGTTAGATGAGTTAGAAGCAGTGAAAGCATCAGTAAGTATACTAAAATGGAATGCACAATACCAGCAAAATCCCACAGCAGCAGAAGGTAGTATTATAAAACGTGAGTGGTGGCAAGTTTGGGACAAAGACGATCTACCCGCATTAGAGCATGTCATACAAAGTTATGATACAGCGTTTATGAAAAAAGAAACTGCTGACTACAGTGCCATAACAACTTGGGGTGTATTTCACCCTAGCGATGACAGCGGTCCGGCGTTAATTTTAATAGATATGGTAAAAGACAGATACGAGTTCCCCGAACTACGCCGCATTGCCAAAGAGCAATATGACTACTGGAAGCCAGAAACGGTGATTGTAGAAGCTAAAGCTTCGGGCTTGCCATTAACGTATGAAATGCGTAAACTAGGTATACCTGTTATTAACTTTACACCGAGTAAAGGAAATGATAAACATACTAGGATAAACTCTGTAGCACCATTGTTTGAGGCAGGTCAAATATGGGCACCAGAAACAAAATGGGCAGAGGAAGTAATTGAGGAATGCGCTGCATTTCCATTAGGTGAGCATGATGACCTGGTGGATAGTATGACTCAAGCAGTAATGCGATTTAGACAAGGCGGCTTTGTCGAGCATCCAGATGATTATGAGGATGAGGCGTTGCCACAACAACAGAGGACATATTACTAATGGCTGAAATAGAAAAAGGTGTTGACTCCCTCCCAAAGGATTTACAAGTTTTAGATGAAGAAGTAGATGTGGTGATGCCACAAGAATTTCAAGAAGGCGGTGACGTTAACGTTGAGATGACAGAAGACGGTGGTGCCGAAATAGATTTTGATCCAAACTCAAACGGTGCAGAAGGTGGCGAACAACACGAAGCCAACTTAGCAGAATTCATGGACGACGGCGCGCTGATCGCGGTTGCCTCTGAACTACAAGAGTCTTATGATGAAATGAAATCGTCACGTTCTGATTGGGAAGACGGTTATCTAAAAGGTTTAGACCTGTTAGGTTTTAAATATGAAAATAGATCAGAACCATTTCAAGGCGCATCCGGCGCTACCCACCCAGTATTAGCAGAAGCCGTTACACAGTTTCAAGCACTAGCTTACAAAGAATTATTACCTGCAGGCGGACCGGTCAGAACTCAGATTATGGGTAAAATTGATCAAATGAAAGAGCAACAATCACTACGGGTTAAAGAGTTTATGAACTATCAAATCATGACTGAGATGAAAGAGTATGAACCTGAGTTTGACCAAATGTTGTTTAATTTACCACTGGCTGGTTCTACTTTTAAAAAAGTTTATTTTGATTCGGTGCTAGGACGTACCGTTTCTAAATTTGTACCGGCAGAAGAATTAGTAGTGCCTTACACGGCAACTTCATTAGAAGATGCTGATACTATTATTCACGTTATTAAAATGTCTGGTAACGATTTACGTAAACAACAAATTACTGGTTTCTATCGTGACATAGACTTAGTTGAACCAAGTGATACACCCACTGATATTCAAGAAGGTAAAGATAAACTTGGTGGCGTTAGTGCTGGTGCGTATAATGAAATGCACACACTATTAGAGTGTCATGTTGAATTAGACTTAGAGGGCTTTGAGGATAAAGATAATCAGTCAGGCGAAGAGACTGGTGTTAAGTTACCTTACATTGTAACTATTGATGATGATTCTAGTGAGGTGTTAGCTGTTAGAAGAAACTATGGTGCGCAAGATCAATTAAAACGACGCAAAGATTATTTTGTACATTTTAAATTTTTACCTGGACTTGGCTTTTATGGCTTTGGTCTAATTCACATGATTGGTGGTTTATCAAGAACAGCAACTGCAGCACTAAGACAATTACTAGATGCGGGTACGCTATCTAATTTACCATCTGGTTTTAAACAACGTGGGATTAGAGTTCGTGATGAAGCGCAACCTTTACAACCAGGTGAGTTTAGAGATGTAGATGCTCCTGGTGGTAATCTACGGGACGCGTTCATGCCGTTACCGTTTAAAGAACCGAGCGCCACGCTCCTTCAACTAATGGGCGTAGTAGTACAAGCCGGGCAGCGTTTTGCGAGTATCGCGGATATGCAGGTCGGTGATGGCAATCAGTCGGCAGCAGTCGGCACGACTGTAGCGCTCTTGGAACGCGGATCGCGGGTCATGTCAGCAATTCATAAAAGATTATATCAAAGTTTAAAATGTGAATTTATGTTAATGGCAACAGCGTTTGCAACTTACTTACCAAAACAATATCCATACGATGTAGTTGGTGGACAACGTGAAATATTTGCAGCAGACTTTGACCAAAGAATTGACATCATACCGGTTGCTGATCCAAATATTTTTTCACAAACGCAACGTATACAGTTAGCACAGACAGAATTACAAATGGCGATGTCAAATCCTGATATACATAACATTTATCATGCGTATCGACACATGTATGAGGCACTGGGGGTTAAAGATATTGATATTTTACTACCAAGACCACCACAACCACAGCCAATGGACCCAGCAAGTGAAAATATTCTTGCTTTGAACAACAAAAAGTTTCAAGCTTTTCCAAAACAAGACCACCAAGCGCATATGCGCGCACATTTACAGTTCATGGGCACTACCATGGCACGTAATAACCCTAAAACTTTGCAAAAATTGCAACAAAATTGCATGGAACATGTAAATTTAATGGCTGCAGAGCAAGTTGAGGTAGAATTTGTGGAAGAAATGCAGCAAATGCAACAAATGAGTCAGATGATGCAACAAATGATACAGCAACAAGGACCAGAAGCACAAAAAAGTTCACAGTTTATGCAAATGCAACGACAAGGCGAGCAAATGAAGGTCGCAATAGAGGCAAGAAAATCACAATTAATTGCTGACTTTATGAAAGACTATGCAGATGCGGAAAAAGAAATATTAAATCAAGTAGAAAACGACCCAGTATTAAAACTTAAAGATCGTGAAATAGATTTAAAAGCTCGTGACCAACAAAACCAAGAAGAACAAGCTGAAGACAAATTAAATTTAGAGCGAGCTAAGATGTTACAACAACGTGATCTAACCGAACAAAAAATAGAAGAAAACGACAAACACCAAAAACTACGAGCAAGTGTATCACTGGCTAAAAGTGGTATAAGTGGCATGCAAGCATCAATTAAAGAACAAGGAAACTAATGGCAATTCGTGGGGGTAAAAAGTTACCTGATAAAAGAGGTTTTGTAGACGGTCCAGGTGGCTATCGTGGTCGAGATGATCGTGATCCTGGTTTTGGTGATGCAGGCTCTTCAGGTAATGGCACTGGCACTGGTGGTAGTGGCACTGGTGATGTTGTTGGTAATGTAGTTAGTGGCACAGTTGAAAATCCAATATCAACTAATGTAACTTTTGGTCAACCTGATCCTAGAGCTGCAGATCCTACTTATAACCCAAATTTAATTGGTCAGTATCTTGGTTATTATAATCCAGAGTATGCTGCGGCACCTGGATCAATTTCTAACACTCCCGGCATAGACAATATACAAAATAATAACTTTTTTTCTGGCATGGGTGGCGGTATTCAAAGTTTAGCGTCAAACTTTACACCTGGTAGAATAGTTGGTTCTTTAATCGGTAATGCTTTATTTCCCGGCATAGGTGGTTTACTTGGTGGTTATATTGGTGGCACTTATGGTGACGATGATCCAAGTAATAATTTTTTTGGTAACTTAGGAGAAAATTTAAAAACAGATCTTGCTGATACCGTAGAATTTTTTAAACCAAACGTAAAAGCTATTGACCCTTCGCTTGACACTAGTGGGCTTACAACTGCTGATTTAACTGGTAGCGAAATTACCGATACAGTTGATCCTGTCAATGAAATAGGTTTAGGTACACTATATGGTCCTAAGGTTACAGATATTTTATACCAAGACCCTAATGCTTTACCTGACAACCCAATGTTTGGCCCAGAGGACCTACAAAGAAAGGCAGGTGGCAGTGGCTATGGACTACCCGGAAATGATTATACCGCTCCTACAGCTCCGCGTGAAACTGTACAAAGACCAACAATACCAGATGTAACTAATAAACAAACACCTAAAGCAATGCCAATGAGTTATGGTGATTTAAACATTTATCAAAGCGGTTCATTTCCAGGACTTGCCTTAACCAATCCAGATGATGAAGCTAACAGAGTGGCAATGAACCAACTTATAGGAAACATAGTAGCTCAAAATCCTGAGTTAAGAACATACTTTTCTGACCCCGAGTCAACATTCAGAAGTATTCAACCCGGAATAGTGGTTAGTGGAGAGACTCCAGCTCCTAAAGATATATTTGTTGAAAACCCTCAGGCTAGATATAGAACTCTTGATGAGGCTAAAGCTTTTGCAAAAGCCAATCCTAGTACAGGTGGTATAGTACTTGGTGGTTATTATACACCAGGATATAATATAGACGCAGAGGGTATGCCTACTGGGTACACAGATCAATCTATTAGAAACTTGTCAACCATAGGACCACAACAAAAACCAACCTTTGATTTAGGTAACACAATTAGTATGGTAGATGATCCGAACAAAAATAGAATGGCAACAACCGCTTTGGAAGAAGCTATGCATTTTGATTCTTTTGCTTCTCCTTTGCCAAATACTTTAGGTCAGTTTGATTATGTTAACAATTATGGTATTGTACCGGGTGCTGGCTTTAGCCCTGACGAAGGCGAAGAACGCATGGTTAAAGAAATTTTAGGTGTAGATAGTGATCCAATAGGTTTGCGAAACTTAAGATATGAACCTGTTCAGATAGGAGCTAATTTTCCATCTCAAACTGGACCTTTTGACATGGTCCGTTCTGGTGATCCAGTTATTGATAAACTTACTGAACAAGATCGTTCACAATATATGAATCAATTTCTTTCTCAAACTGGTTTTGCAAAAGGTGGCCTAATACCACCAATGGCCGGTCCAATGTCCGATGGTCTTGGTAATTTATTTAAAATAAAGTAATGAAAAAAGACGCTAAAATCAGCAAGGTAATGCGTGAATATAAATCTGGTAAACTTAAGTCTGGTAAATCTAAGAAAAAAGTGGTAAATAGAAAGCAAGCTATTGCTATCGCACTTAGCGAAGCAGGCGTAAAAAAGAAAAAACGGAGGTCTAAATGATCGAATCTTTAAAAGCAAAATGGACTGCACTAAGCGTTAAGAAAAAAATTATCGCTGGCGTTGCAGTTGCAATAATTATAATCGCAATTATTTCATAATTAATGGGACCATTACTTTCACTTCTACCGACGGTATTAAAAACTGGTGCTAGTGTTTTTGCTAACAGACAGAAAGCAAAAATATTAAGGTCAGATGCTGAGCTATTACATGCACAGCGCATGGCCAACGGAGAAGTGGAGTACCAGGCAGCAGTTAGACAATCAAACGACAAGGGATGGAAAGACGAGTTCGTGCTTTTGCTTGTAAGTGCCCCAGTGATTTTATTGATATGGAGTGTGTTTAGTGACGATCCAAACATACAGCAAAAGCTAGATATATTTTTTGATAAATTTAGTAATTTGCCTTTCTGGTACCAATCGCTATTTATTGGCGTGGTCGCATCAATATACGGACTTAAGGGAGCAGATATATTTAAGAAAAAATAAGAAGGGGGAGACATGAAGGAAGAAGAGAAAACGTGTGATTGTCACACGAAAGAAAAAGAACTATCGGGGGAGTGTTGTAAAAAAGAAAAGCCTAATGCTTTAGACGAGTTTTGGGCTAGTTTAGGAGACTACCACAAATGCAAGAAACCGAAATAGATCCAGTAAACGTTATCTATAAAATACAAAAACTAATGAACGAGCTGATGGAAAGCAACGGCCAAGTAATACTTGGTGGCGGTGTTGACAATATGGAGAAATACAATTATATTCTAGGAAAGATTCACGTATTGGATCAAATAAAACAGGAAATCTCTAACCTGCTACAACCAAAGGAGCCAGAACCAGATGATGACAAAGTCACACGCCTTAGAAGATAAATATAACGCTGAAGCAGATGCGAAAAAAATAGCGAAGCACGCAGCAAAAGAAGAAACTCAAGAAACAAGTTTAGAAAAACTACCGAACCCTACTGGGTGGCGTATACTTGTTATGCCTTTTAAAGTTAAAGAAGAAACTAAAGGCGGAATTATTATTGCACAAGAAACATTAGACCGAGCACGAGTATCAACGCAAGTTGGTTATGTGTTAAAAATGGGTGATCTTTGTTACCAAGATAAAGACAGATATCCAACAGGTCCATGGTGCGCGGAGAAACAATGGGTGATATTTGCACGATATGCAGGATCACGTATGGAGATTGATGGTGGCGAGATAAGAATGTTAAACGATGATGAGATATTAGGAACGATTGATAATCCGGAAGATATCTTACACGCAATGTAAATCATAGGAGGATATACTATGCAAGACGAAGAAAAAATAGTTGACGTTGGCGAAGACAACGAACAAGAAACAGAAATTGATCTTGATGCACCAGCACCAGAACAGTCTCTAGAAGAAGAACAAATAGATGTCGAACAAGTTAGTGAAGACGATAATAAGTCCGCAGACACACCTACGGAATCTACTGAGCAGTCTAATGTTCAAGCAGACAAAGATGAGCTTGGTGAATACTCAGAAGGCGTCAAAAAAAGAATAGCTAAACTTACACGTAAGATGCGTGAAGCGGAAAGACAAAAAGAAGAAGCTATTGCTTTTGCACAATCTGTAAACGAACAATCGCAAAGAATGCGTGGTCAGTATGATCAACTTGGTGATAACTACACTAAAGAGTTAGAAGCTAAAGTTGCAACTGGCATGGACGCAGCTAAACTTGCCTATAAACAAGCAGTCGAAGCACAGGACATTGATGGTCAGGTTGAAGCGCAAAAAGCTTTAGCACAAATGGCTATTGAAGAACAAAGATTGGCTAATATTAAAGCTGGTCAAGAGCAAAAACTAGCGCAAACAACTGCTGTTAAAGAACAACAAGTCGCGCAACCACAGCAATATCAACAACCACAAGCCCCAGTAGATCCAAAAGCAGACGCTTGGGCGACTAAAAATGCTTGGTTTGGTACGGATAATGCTATGACTTACACGGCTTTTGACATACACAAGAGTTTAGTTGAGGATGAAGGCTATGATCCTCAATCAACAGAATACTATGCTGAAGTAGATAAAAGAATTAGGGTTGCATTTCCTCACAAATTTGATAAAGTCGAGGAATCTACACCTGCTCCTACGCAAAGTGTAGCAAGTGCCAAACGTCCGGCATCAAACAAAGGACGCAGAAAAACTGTGAAACTCACACCTTCACAGGTAGCAATTTCTAAAAGATTAGGTGTGCCACTCGAAGAGTATGCGAAACAATTAGCCGCGAAGGAGGTATAAGCATATGACAAATAAAACTACAGATAAAAAAACTGTTAAAACTTCCCGCGTGAGCGAAACTAGGGTCAAAAATGAAAGACCTAAAGTTTGGGCTCCTCCATCAACACTCGACGCACCGCCTGCGCCAGACGGTTACGTACACAGATGGATACGTGCAGAAGTCATGGGGTATCAAGATACCGGAAACATGGCAGCACAAATCAAATCTGGATGGGAGTTAGTAAGAGCTGACGAATATCCTAATTCTGATTATCCTGAAGTTACAGAAGGCAAATACGCAGGCAACATCGGAGTTGGTGGCCTTGTGCTGGCAAGGATGCCTAAAGAACTCGCAGAGTCTAGAGATGAGTATTTTAAACAAATGAATACTGATCGAAATGAGGCTCTAAATAACGATGTCCTAAAGGAACAGCACCCAAGTATGCCGATCAATCAAGATCGACAGACTCGTGTAACTTTCGGTGGCTCAAAAAAGAACTAATCTTTTTTCAAACCATTGATTTAAACTTAACCCTTTAAGGAGGAAACAAAAAATGGCAAATATAGATGCTCGTTTTGGTTTTAGACCTAGTGGTAAAGTTGGAGGAAATCCGGACAATGGTGCTCTTTCGCAGTATACAATTTTAGATGGCGAAAGTTCAACAATGTTCCAAGGAGACATGGTAAAATTTGCAAGTGGTGGTGTCGTAGATGCTGCTGTTGCAGATGCCGGTCTTATGGTTTTTAACGGAATTCAATACGACGATCCAACTACGGGAAAACCAACATTTAAGAACCAATATGACGGAGTTGATCTTGACAAAGATATAGATTGCTTCGTTTATGACGATCCGTACCAAGTGTACGAAGCTCAAGGCGACACAGCGGCAACACAAGCTATGGTAGGCACGTATATGGACCATATCGAAACTCATTCAGGAAATACTACAACTGGTCTTTCTGGAGATGAAATCGATACGTCTGATACAGCAACTACTTTATCTGGTGTTAAATTCCTAGGTCTCGCTAAAACCCCAGGGAACTCACTCGGCGTTCACAACGTACTACGTTGTTTTATTGCTGAAGCAGTTCACATAAATTAATAGCAGGAGGACATAAAAAATGGCTATATCAAGACAACAACTAGCTAAAGAGCTAGAGCCAGGTCTGAATGCATTATTCGGGCTTGAGTACAAAAACTACGA